TCAATTTTATCAAAATTTTCATTAACTTCAACACGTTTGAAATAATCCGTTTCAGCCCATTTGTTTAGACCAATATTCGGTGTTTTATAACTCGCCATTTTGCTACTCCCCTTTCTCAAAGTTAAACAAGCACCAAACCTAACGTCAGGCGCTATGTTGGCTTTATTGGATTGCTGGTTTATTGCGTTTTATATCCGAATCTATCAAAATAAACTGATATGATTCGATTTGTGAAAACGTCATTGCATCAACGTCACTCCATGTATAGACTGGCGGAGCTGGCCACGCTGTTTCTATTTCTTCCCAAGTGTATTTTTCGTCAAGTTCGCCCCAGTAGAAATATGCATCTTCATATTCTTTCCATGGTGTATAACTGAAATTCAACTGAAAATCGGAATGTGACGGAAAATATTTGTCCAATTTTTCGATAATCTCCTCGACATTTTTCGGTTTCCCTCGGATTTCAGTAATCAAAATGTTTACCAGAAAATCATTTAATCTTTCTGCGATTTCACATTCATACCCCACTAACTCCTTAATCCGCTCATTGCGAAACGTTTTGCTCGCGAGTATATCCATTATCCGTTTCCGTCGTTTTTCGATCGGTTCGCCGCTCGAGCGTGGATCCCAATAATCCAGACCCCACGTTGCCTCATTGACAATAAACTGACGAAAAATATCCTGAATAATAGCTTGAAGACGGGTGAATTCAGGAGCCAATGCCTGGCGAAGAGCTTTCATTTGCTTGATTCCTTCATAGTATGCTGGTACGTATGATGCCATATCTTTATATATATCCCGATCATAGCTGTAAAACTCTAACGTTGAACCAACTTGAACTTGCGCCTTAATCCCTTTAAATTTCCACGTTTCTGCGTTGATAATGACTCGTCCGATCCCTTGTGCGGAGAGACGGACAAGGGATCGCTTGATAAATTCTCTAGTTGCGACGACTCCATTTGAAGTTATCGTTGATTTTGTTTGAAAAATACGAGAAAACACTCGAGTAGTCACATTTCCCGTACCTAAAACACTTGCGCCCGTCCTTTTCACAGCTATAACTTTTGCTTGAACTGTCCCTCTTCCTGTTACGCTAGCTTGAACATTGTATAGAGCCATAAATCACACCCCTTAGGCGAGTGTGATCGAAATATCGCCAGTATTAATTTTAAGTTGGTCGTTCGTACTGATCGTTTTTGGCGTTGTGACGGCTCCATAAAAAAGTAAATTTCCTCCGGTTACGGCATCTAAAATACCTATATGCGTCACTGTTCCCCAGTTGGCCGTCGCGACTGGGAACAGGATTTCATTGCTGTTCGATACCATTCCATCGCTTGGAGCACTGAATGTGATTTGCTGACGTTGATATGATCCGCCAGTGACCTCTGTGCCTGTGTTGGCGTCTGTTGGATCGCTCGTATATAACGCTAAATACACAGCTGATGGCGATGTATATGGAATATTGCGCAAAACCGCATTGATTAACGCGTTTTCTAAATAGTTTGAAATAGCACTCATAAAAACCCCTCCTACAATAATGTCACTCGGCCAAGAACAGCAATCTCGTCGCCATTAATCTGAATGTTTCCAGTACCACCGTTGATTTTTAGATTTTCGTAGTCCAAAACATACTCAGCATTTAAAATGGCCTCGCCGACTTTGGCGTAGCGAACAATTTGTTCGAAAAAGGCCACGTTCAGCAAATAGTCGTTAATGGAGTTTTTGATTTGCTGCAAGGCTGTTTCTACGTCACCATTCCCATTCAACGTGACTTTTACATCGATATCAATGCTGACCTCTCTCGCCCCATCGACCGTGACATCGGCCAATATCGGGCGTTTAGCCTCAATGTTTTCTTTCACTTTTTCAATCATCTGCGGACTTGGCGACTTCTTTTTGTCCGTTATGACAACAACGCGCACCGTCCCAGGTCCGTCCCATCGGCGAAACACCCGAACGTAGCCAATACCGGGTACTTCTTTCGCCCAACGAATGTAGTCTGCATTGTTGCCGCTCGAGGATGGCATGGAGATTCGTTCGAAGTAGCGCTGTCTTAATGAATCATCATCTTCTTCATCTTCGCCAGGGATTAGAACATCTGCTAACACCGCCGTCCCAAGACCATCAATCGGTTCAACCGGAAATAAATTCCCAAATTCCTTATTTGTTTCACTTCCCGGAGTCTCTGCTTGTATGCGAAATTGACCATCCGTGATTTTTTCAATCGCTACATAAGTTGTATTATTGAATCTAAACTGACTACCAATCGGAACGTTAAACGGCAAATTATTTTCGTCTGTAAACACGCCTTTTCGAACAGATTTTGTTGCTTTTTTTTTATATACACCAACGTTGGTTGCAATTCGTTCTAGATATTCACCACTCGATGTTTTACTAAAAGCAAGTCGCAAAATTGTGTCTAATTCCATGTATGCTTGTGCAAATTCTATTGCCGCAGGCGCCAAGGCATCATAAATAATCGACCCTTCTCGTTTGTCTATATCATCCGGTATACGATCCAGCATACGTTGTAAAATCGTCTCGAACGTCTGATTTTCAAACAACACCGTTCACCTCTTTCGGCAGTTCTATTTTTCCATAAACGGTGTAGCACACGATTTTCGCAACGGCTGAATCCCCAGAAAATTGCACCGTCACGTCTACATCTGTTACTCGCTCATCCTGCAATACAGCTTCCTTAATTCGTCGCGGCAATTCTGCTTGAACGAATAGTCTTTCTTTTCCAATCAAGTTTTCAAAGCCGTAATTATCGCTATAAATCAAATATTTAAAACGATCGGTGCTCAACATTTTAAAAATGGATTGCTTAATCGCTTCTACTCCATCAACCATTCCACTGCATTGGCCATTTTCAAAATCAAGGCGATACGTTTTTGACGGAATCGCCGATGGTTCCACCACTTCTGCTTCTTCAATTGTGATGTTTTCAGAAGGAAGTACCATCATTTCACCACCTTGTCTAAAACAACAAATTGTTGTCCGCCTTGGACGCGGAGCAGCACTACTTTATCACCTTTTTTCAGCCCAGCCCGAATCGGCGTAGTCGTTAACAGCCCAGTTAACGCGTTTATCCCTCCGCCATGATTATGCTCTAAATTTACTTCATATCGTGTGACACGCTCTGTAATAACCAAAAACTCTTCGGTCAGCTTCAACTTCTGATGTATTTGAACCTCAAGGGGGCTTTCAGATACGACCGTGCCAAACAACACATGAACGGGATTCGTCGCTTCTACAGCCTTTACGGCAACATTTTTGATTAAATCTATTAAACTCATATCAAATCACCTTCAAATCCAATTGCATCGTGTGCACGCCGCCTTCCCAGTTGTGCGTGCATTCGTCAACAAGGAAATATTGTTTCACACCGATTTTTTCAATGTACACAAACACAAAACAACCAGCACGCACTTTCCAATGCCCAAGACAATTCAGTTTCAATGATTTCGTTTCCCGATTTCGTAACTTAATCAGCTTGTCCAACAAATCTTTAATTTGCGCTGCCGTCATCTTTTCATCGACTTTGCGAAACTCTTGCAACCGTCCCCATTTAGCAATGTTCGCGCTGTCTTGGGCGATATAGACCTCGCGTTTGCCGGTTTTTTTATTGTCTTGCACAATCTTGACGCGATTATACGTTTCTTCGTCGATTGATTTTTTGTACTCAAAATCAAAAAGCAGACTCTCTTCCCCAATGTAGAAGTCGTCTGCTGAAATAGCCATGTTATTGATATTTCGCAATTCTAATTTTCCGAAATTATCGAACAGCACATAGTTTCTGTTCGTCGCAATTAGCGTTGAATCTAAAAACTTCGCTACCACATCGAGCGCTTTTTTGTTGTCCTCGACCATCGCTGGCACTTTGTATCCTGTATCTTCAAATGTTCCGATTTTTAATCCTGCATCGGCAGCAATTTTCTTTATGCCAGCTGTCGCTGTTGTCGAAGAAAATACAAATGTGTCGTTATACATAAGATATCGCAATTGGTCATATGCTTTTACACCGAATTCACCACTTGTGTTTAAACCTGTTTCAAACACATATCCGTAAAAAATTTTGTACGATCCGTCTGTTACGCGGATAATCGCTCCACTATTAACAGGAAACTTTGTTGGTTGTTCAATCACTAACTTCGCATCTAACGTCCCAGCCTTTCCGATGCGGCTAGTCTTCCATTGCACGCTCGAAACAGGCATATCCCACACCGTTCCATCCCGATTATCAATCAATACTTCCATCATTTCACCCAATCTGTAGGAATTTTTAATACCAAACCGATTGGTAATTTCCGCAACTGACTATCCTTAATCCCGTTCAGCTTTTGTAACTCTGGATATCGGTTGCCATTGCCTGTATAAAGCTTGGCTACTTTCCAAAGATTGTCGCCTGCTTTTAGCGTGTATGTCGTCGGTTTTGGCTTCGTATTTGGTCGAGCAGGCGCATTTTTCTTTACAACTTGAACAGCTGATAACGTTTGTTTTTTAACCACTTGCATTTTCTTTGGAGCGAATGGCATGTATGTTTTTAATTCCAGTGAAAAATTGACGTCTTCACTACCAAACGATTCGTCGTATTCAAATCGCTCAATCGTGACTAATTCATTGATTGTAAAAGAGCCGTTGACATAGATATATCGAATCGGTTGTTTATTTCGCATCCATTTTTCTAACAAGTCAATGTAGTATTTCGGTTCTTTAAACACCGTTCCTGAATAATGAGTAGGTTGCGCAGGAAAAAAGGATTCGAGAGAGAAGCCCGACAACTTTTTATCTTTCGGCACGTTTACACGCCCAAGCTTTGCAATTGTAAACTCCTCTCCGTCTCCTTCTGTTTTTACGTTCACCTTTTCAGGATTCACAGGAAGCCGAAACATTTCTTGGTCATTTGCGTGAAAATAAATGGCTCGTTCCATCACGCATACGCTCCTTCCGCCGAACGGGCGATTTCGTTTACCATACTTTCTTCAAAACGACGAACGAGTTGATCCACATCGACGTTATTTCGAATGTCCCCCGTCTTTACTTGTACAGTCGGCGTTAACGTGACGAAGTTTTGAATAGACTTAATTGTCGCCAGCTCTTTGAAAACTTGCAAATCTTCCTCCGCGATGTTAATTTCGTCGTCAATTTTCCCGATTTTATCGAGCTTACCGCCTGTCGGGTTCTTATCCTCTTTTCCACTCGCTAGAGGGTTTTTCATGCCTGGGCTATTTGCAATTTGGTTGCCTAATGATTGTTTAAACGGGTTTTCCATTTTCGTATTAGGCGCTAAACTTTTTGCTTTTTCCAATATCCCAGAAAGCTTTTCAGACATGTTTTTAGTAAATTTCATTCCTGCCGCATTTCCTGCCGCGAACGCTTGTGGGACATTCAACATTTTCATCCTCGGAATATTGACCATAAATTCGCTGCTTGTTGGCGGTTTTAGATTCGCCGCAAAGTTTTTAAGCCCGTTGGATATACTACCTACCGAACCAGCACTTAACTTGCCAATCGTGCTAATGTTTACCCCCGGTATCATGTTTAAAGCTTTGATTAAACCATTAACAGCGCCAATGGCGATATTTGCTCCTTTCACAAAAACACGCGCAAGAAAACTCGCAGCCGTGTCAAATGAACCAGTAAGCGCAGTCATATTGTCTACGACCATTTTTACCATATCGTAAAATAGCTTTTTCACCGCATATACAGGGTCAAAAAAGACGTTCATAATAAATTCAGCAACCATCGCAAACGCATTCCAAATATTCGCGACGATATTCCAAATGAACGCTCCTAAACTTGCGAATAAACCTGTTATAAACCCGACTACCGTAGCTGTTTGGTCTGCCCAATTTACTGTCGCATAAATTACTAGAGCAAGTAACGCAATAATTCCTAGTAACACCCATGTAGCTGGTGAACTAAGCATAGCCGTGTCGTAAACCCATTGAGCCGCCGCGGCAAGCATTGTGGCTGTTTTCACAATCAGCCATTTCGCTGCAACACCAAGCAAAATCGCGCCAATCCCAGCTAAAACAGAGCCAATTACCGTCAAAATCGGTGCAATCCATGACCAATTTTCTTCAAAAAAGCGTCCCACAGCGCCGACCATTCGATAAAAGAACTCCAGCGCATCAAAAGCAAGGTCCATTCCCTTAATAAACACGTTAACAAAAAACATGGCGTGTTCCGCCATTGTTGCGAACGCATCTGAGTTCACGAACTGATTAAATCGAATCAACAATGGTTCAAACACACGAAACGACCAGTTTTTAAACATGGTCATTGCATCAGCAAACGTCAATGGCATGTTTTTGAATTTCTTTTCAATGTCATCGGCGGCTTTGAATAAGGCATTTTTAATAATGTCAGCTGTAATTGTACCTTTTGCTGACATATCTTTTAATTCTCCTTTTGTTTTGCCTGTAAAATCGGCAATCGCTTGAGCAAGCAACGGTGCATTTTCCATGATGGAACGGAACTCGTCGCCTTGTAGTTTGCCTGCCGCCATCGCTTGGGTGAGCTGATACATACCAGCTTGGCGTTCAAAAGTCGATGCTCCAGACGCGGTAAATGCTTTTCCCATTAATTCAGAGAAACGAATCATCTCGTCGTTGTTTTTGAATGCGTCATCCGCCAATAAACCGAGTTTTGCAACCGAATTAGCCATATCCATATACCCACTTCGGCTACGTTGCGCGGCTTGATATATTTTCTCTTGCAATTGTGCTTGTGTTTGTAAGCCGTCATTGATATTCGCTAGGCGTGCCGATGTAGAAACATAAGCGTCTGAGGCTTGAACAAATGACTGAATTCCGTTTTGAATTCCTTGTAGTGCAGCAAAAGCTGCTGTTGATAATAAAAATGCGCCAAAAAACTCTTTCACAGCACCTGTCGCCCGACCAACAGGAGGAGGCAAGTTGGCGAATTTGGAGCCTAATGGCGCTAAAGAGCTATCCGCCTGTTTGGAAGCCACTATTAATCGCTCTAAATCAGCCGATGCGTTCGTAATCGCTTTACGTGCTTTCGCTAATCCTTTTGTATCTAATTGCGTTGCGCTCGCATCCATCTTTTCCATGACGCGAATGGTTGCATCCATCGCACGAATCATTTTCATGAGTGGTCCTGTCAATTTGTCGTTTAACGCCAACGTCGTTTGAACTCCAGCCATTCGCTCACCCCCTCATTTTGCTTTTTATGCGGTCGTGTTCTTCTTTTTCTTTCTTTAGTTCAATCTGAATACTGGCTATGACAAAGGCCTTTTCTCTTCGGTCCATTTCTAAAAACTCACGAGGACGCCAATGAAAACGGTGGAGAGCAATATGCGCATAGAACGCCTCTCCACCTTCCTCGATTAGTTTTTTGCCTCTTCTACCTCTTCATCCATCGTCTTATCAAGCCCCGAAATTTCCGTTACCTTCTCAAGAATTTGGTTGGCTTCGCCTAAAAGGAACATTTCAGCAAACAGCTTGTCCGCCCCTAAAACACCATAGGACTCTTGCAGTTCGCGGTCATTTAAATCGGGGTACACAATCGATGCCACGCAAATTTCGCGGTTGTATCTTACAACATCAAAGACACGTTCCATTTTGCCGCCTTTGCCTGGGCGAAACTTAAAGCAACGCTCATTGATTGCATCGGCTTCGCCCGCAGTCAACGGACGCAGCACAAGTGGTTCGTCAAAACGCTCCAGCTTCAGCTCCACGTTTTCATATGGTTTGACATTCCCTTTTAAAAATGCCTTAAACTTGCTCATGTGGCTCCTCCTTAGTTAATCGTTTTGAATTGGTCTAACAAATCGAAATCATCAAATGTAAACGACACTTCATCTTTGAGTACATCATCCGAATCGCCATCCAATTTAGCAATGAGCGTGCTGTCTGGCACGATGTTTTTAATGATTGCTGTTTGCTTGCCTGCCGCGCTCGTAATATCTGCATTAACGAGCATCGCATCGAAAATTGGCGCTTTCCCTGTCCGCAAATATTCCAATGCCATCGCTCGAATTTCTGGGCGGTGGTAGTAATATGTCATGTTTCCTTTTCCGTTTGCCCCGACGATTTTACTACCATTCATACGTGCGCCTACACGTTTGACGTCAGCTTTGATATATTCAATCGTTGCGTCAAATTTCACAATTTCCGCAAACTCATATGACTTCCCGTCAATCGTAATGTATAACGTTCCTTCTTTCGAAGAAATCGCGTCTTTCGATTCCATTACACGTGGCATATTCATCACCTCCGTTTATTACTTGCATGCCACTGTCATATAGAGTTTTTCCATGGCGTCAACGAATTTAAGTCCTACATTGACCAACACAGCATCTTTTTCATCACCTTGTTCAACTACAATTTCATCTGGATTATATGGCTCTAAAGCACCAACACGTACCAGTGGATCCAGCACTGTTTTCATAATTTCTTTTTTGAACAAGTTTCGACCGTCCTCGTTGTTGTTCACTTTTCCAATGAAATATTTGGAGTAGATATACTGCGTATTGTCCGAAACAATGTCCATTTCGCGAATGATTTTGTTTTTGCGGAAGTCTTGGTTTTTTGTTGGTGTAAATGAACGGAACGTGTTAATGTCTTGCTCTACGACCACCGCATCGCGATTGAACGTATAGACAACGTGTCCATCTTTCAATGCTTGTTCAATTTCTTCATGCGTTTTACGCTCGCAGTCAATCGCGCCCGGATACTCGGCATAGGTCAATGAATTGGTGCCAGCGCTCGCATATGCCGCCGCATACCAATACAGCGCGTCTTTAGCCGTTAATTTCTCGCCGCCTTCAAGCGTAACGCCATTGAGAACCGACACGACACCTTCATGATCGGCAGTATTGTAATTGTTCGTTACCAACGTTACATTTTTTCCGTAATTGGCACGCCATTCTTTCACTTTCAACGTTAATAATGCTTTTACTGTTGAATCGTCCGTGCCAACAGCCACGACCTTAAATTCTTGCGTATCCAATCCTGCTGCAAATTCAGCATACGCGTCATTTGTTGCGGTTCCTGTCGTTCCGCCAGCTAGCGTCAATGTCACGTCGGAAGTCGGTAACTGACCATTGAACGAAACAAAAGCGTTCGGCTGCAAGTCGGCAATCGCAGCTACCGTTTGTGTATCGACAACCGCCCCATCAAAGTATGTCTTCACTGTCGCGGTTCCGTCTAAATTTGCTGTAACGACAACCGAAATTTTATTTCCGTCCGCACCCGCATATTTCGCTGTCGCTGTTAATCCTCCGCCCGTCGCTGTTGCTTTTGTTCCTTCGCTGTTCAAATTGTAAACGATCACTTGACTAGTCGCTTTGAATGCTTCCCGAACAGGAACAATTGCACTTAAATCTTTTCCGAACACTTCTTTAAACTTCGTATTCGGCGATACTTTTATAAATTTTCTTGTTTCACCCCAGTCTAACTTGACTGGAATCACCACAACCGCATTGGAATCAGGCGCCATCGTGTTTAAACTGTTCGTTTCAAAGTTGATATACGCGCCAGGACGAATTTTATTTTGCGTTTTCCATGTTCCACCTGCCATTATTGAACCTCCTTCGCTTTCCACTCACTCAACAGCGAGTCTACTTCTTCTTTCGTGTACGTTCTCGATTCATCGAGTAACACTTCAAGCAACAATCGATCTTTTGCGTATTCCGGCGCACGAATGAAAGCTGATTTCCCATACCGCGTTTGTTTTTCAGTCTGCTTTGCCAATCCAGACACCTCCTAACGTCTGCATCTTTGTTTCGTCCATCACCTCTTGCAGGCGTGCCGACACATCGAATGTAATCACCAGCACGTCATCCTGTTTCGTTCCTTCTAACCGATGCACATGATATTTGTTGGCGATATACTGAAATTCCGTTTGAAACATTTCAAACACATCATCGCATTCAGCATCCACTTCTGTTGATTGTGGGAAATATACAACATTCCACGAGTACGTCCGCCACACTTGCCCTTTAATTTTTCGTTCTTGTTCAGACTGAATCATACGAACGAGAAAAGCAGGAGTTTGAAGCCCCTGCTTGACTTTTTCATCGTATACTTTGACGTTTCCAAAAACTTCTTTCATTTGCTGAATGATGAGCGTTTTAATCTCCAAAGATCCGCCTCATCTCCTTTTCCATCTCCCGTTGCCACATGTTTGGGGCGATTTTTTGCATGTCGTTCATTGTCAATTTCAACATGAACCGGCCTTCCACCCATCCGACGGTCTGTCCAGCCACCACGATACGATGCCCGTTTTCTACAAAAGACGCATATTCGGCTTGGTTGTAAATGTGAATATATATCGTATCGCCCTTGCTCATCACATAATACTTCCAATTGTTTCGCAAATTCCCTGTATCAACAGGCGTTAACTTCTTCACTTTCCGAATGGCCAACTGAGCAATGCGTTGGGCTACCTTCATTTGCACTTGATGAGCGATTTTATTCAACTCTACTAATTGCTGTTTCAGTAATCGAACTTCACTAAACTCATAGCCCATTATGCATAACCCTTTCGAACGAGCAATACTTCTTGGTGGGTAATATATACAAACGGTTCCTTTGCTGACTCGTAGCGCACCCCATCGATCACAAACACATCGCCAGCTCGCACGTTAATGTCGCTAGACAAAAAAACTTTCACATCGTACTGAATAGCATTTACATCGTCCTGTGATGCGTTATTGAGCGTCTGCATGCCGACAGAAGAAAGGCGACAAGGCACGTTTTCGTGCTTTGTCACCCATTGCATTCCATCGGCGCCATTCGGCTTCTGATACGCTTCATATCGCTGGATAGTAGCTGCTCGGTCATACAGCCGTTCCACCGCGGATTTGGCTTTGAAAAAGATGTTATAAACCGACATGCTACCACCTCATTTTACGAAACTTATACAAAGCGCTCTTATAGGAATGAACGATGCTTTCTACTTCTGTTTCTCCTTGGCTCTTTTCATGAGCCGTAAACGTGACTTGCACGTCCCCTTCTTTGATGGATTGAACAGCCGGTTCGGCATCGGGAGCATTTTTTTGCTTCAGACCAATGAAATCGACCACCATGTTCGCATGGACATACCGCAGTTCGTCCGGTATGTCATCGCGATTACAAAACGTTTTGATCGCTTGACCTACTTCGTCAATGTATACAGCCAAGCGATCATCTGGTGGTGGATTGTCCAGCTTGGCTTTGACAATATCAAGCACTGTCATCGTTATTCAGCTGCCTTTTCTGTTGCTTTCTTCGTTCCCTTTTTCTCCTCTTCTTCCTTCACTTCTTCGTATCCAGCGTTTTTAAATGCAGCTTCTTGTACGTCGTTTGTTGCGATTAACACTTCATCACCTTTTTTAAACTTCTTCATCCCTTGTCACCCCTTACGCTTTCTTGTGCACGTAAATGGCGTTCTTTTTGTTCTCGAATACGAACGCATCGTAACGAATACGTCCTTCCACCAAAGTGCCATTAATTCCAGGCGGGTTTTCATGCGTCACATAGTCTGTTAATTTAATTGGCGCAACTGTCGCCATCGGATGTGTAATGAAAAATTCTACATTCGCCGGCAAGTACGAAGACGGAACTGTAATCAACGGAATACCATCAATTTGACCAACTTGCCCTTTCATTAACGCGTCTTGTGCGATATCAGATGCTTTGATAAAAGAAGAATCCAAACGAATTTGTTTATAGAAATTTGGACCGATATACGCCACGCGACCAACCAATGGCACTTTCAAGTCTGTGAGCGTTGTTGTTGCATCTAAGAAAGCTTCATAGGCATTGTCTTTTGTAATTGGCGCCGTCGCTGTTGTGCCTGCGTTTGCGCAAATAATTGAAAAACGATAGATGTCCACCTCTGGAACAACAACTTCGTCAATCTGACGGGCGAGCGCCTTCCCAGCTTCCATGACGCCCATCGTATCTTGTTTCGATTTGTTGTCGATGGTGAACGTAAACGCACGGTCGCGCGTCACTTTCATTTCTTGTACGCTGTTTTGTAATTCTTCAGGAACGCCATATCGATTCATTCCTGTTAAAGAGTAATCACGCATCGGAACGGTTGGAATCGAGAATACTTTCACCGTTTCGACTCCGACCCAATCTAAGTCTTGATTCACAGCTCCATTCGAAAGAGATTGCTTTTTAAAACGCTCATCCACATATGGCGCATACTTCTCCGCATAGTTAATTGGCATTACTCATTACCTCCTATAAACTAAATTGAATTAAACCCAGCCAAGAACGGATCCTCTGGTTCACCGCCAGTCGGACTGCCTTCAGCTGGTTTAATACCTGTAATTTTTGGTTGATTGTTGTTTTCAGGCACAAATAAAAAGGACTTGGTTTCCTGCAGCGTCTTTAACTGCTCCTCCAGTCCTTTTGTGATGTTGCCATTTTCATCGAGTTCAATTGTATTTTTATCAAGAAGCGATGCGACCAAGTCGGCGTCATGTACCTTTCCATTAATCGCAAGTTTAATCGCGCTGTTCAATTGCGTTTCCTTGATTTTTGCCTCATATGCCGCCTTCTCGTCTTTATATCGCTTCTCTAAGTCCGCAAGCTTCGTTTGAAGTTCTTCATTTCCTTCTGCTTGCTTCTTGAGTTGTTTTAAGTCGTTGTCGCGTTGTTCTAGCTGTTTTTTCATGTCGTCGAGACTTGTTTTTAAATCGTCTACTTTCGCTTTTTGCGCCTCTACCGACTTCCCATGCTCAGCCATAATTTTGTCAATGACGTCTTTTTCGAGACCTAAACTTTCAAGAAATTCGCGTTTCATGGTATTCCTCCTCTGGTTACGTTTTTTAACGTGGTTACGGCCACGAACCCTTTTGTTCTTTAACGTCTACAAATAGTAAAAAGACGAGGATAAATAAAAAAGCACGTAACCTTTTTAACTGGTTAGGTGCTTATTCTATGATTTCGATTGACTTAATTTCTGGTTCACCAACACCGATATATTTCCCCTCAACAAACATGTCGAGGCTGTCATAATCATCATCAGTATCTTCTTGGTCGGTGTAATCTTGGACAATCCCCTCTAATATTTCACCATCTTTGAGAGTAACCCTTATTTTCTTCCCTACATATTCCCATAATCTCAATGCTTCATCCCCCTTTCTTTTATTAAAGTTGGAACAATATGAGTTCCTGTCTTACTATAATGTATTTTAAAGTCTTTTGTTTTTACTTCTTCTCCCGTTGTTTGATCCACATATACCCCGATATATTTATCACCTTTTATGAGTTCTTTATTTATCCATTTTCCTTTGCCACTGAATTGAAGTATGCCAGTACCAGCATATTTCTTCACTAACTCATTGGCTTCCTCGTAAGAAATCGTTAAATAGCTTGGCGGGTGAAGACCTTTTGCTGCATTACGCTCAACATAGTCAAGATAGCGTTTATGAGATGGATTATGCTTGTCATAATGGTTTCGACTGTGCTCCAACTTATAAACACCATTACGAATATCAGCCCGTATCTGCTCTTCTAGCGCTTGTTCTTTCTCTCTTTCTTTACGTTCAGCCTCGAGTTTTGGTTTCAATACATTTTTATTATACCACTCTTCATACGAAACGGAATCCACCAACCCATTCATCGACTGACGTTTTTCGCCGTTTGCGTACTCCGACTCATCGAAATATGGAATCGTCGTCGTTCGGCAACGGACATGAAATGGCGGCGCATTCGTTCCCGGCTTGTAATCTTTCACGTTATAAATCTTGCCGTCTTGGCTTCTACAAATATCCGATGTTCGCATATCGAGCGTGGCCAAAATCTCGTATTTCTCCATCCCTGCATCGCGATAGCTGTTTTGCGCAGCTAAATTGTGAAAGAAACTCGCTTCCGTCCTGACCAACGCTTCAGCGCGCGAGTATGCCACATCCGTCACTTTCACAATTTCTTTCGCTGTTTTGTCGATGGAACGTCCAATGATAAAGCTTTGTTCGAGCGACTTTCGAATGTTCTGCATCGTTTCTTGTTCATGTCCCCAAATTCGCTCGGAAAATTCTTTCCCACTCCAGTTATACGACATCACTTCACGCATCGTGCTGTCGTCAAGAATTTGCACATTGGCAGGTATACCAGCCATCGCAAAGTCGTACATAAAGTGGTAGTACGAGTTTTGGTACACATCGACTAGCCCTGTGTAAACGTAGTCTTGTAAGCCATTTTTACCGCCGTATAAATGCAGCATCGTCATTTCTATTTGCGCCAAAAGCAGCTCTAATCGCGAAATTCGAACGCGATAGCTAATCGCATTCAATAGATTTTCGTATTGCGGATTCCCTTCAAGCGCCATCGCGCGAAACCGAGCAAGGTCAACTTCCTTGAACGCTTCTATTTCTTGCGATGTTAGTAGCTTCCTTGCCTCATGTAACGAAATTTGATTATCTCTTGCATATCGAGCATAGAAGGCTTCAATTTGCTGTAAAATATCACGTTGCGCTTCTTTCAGTCGCTGCTGCGTCTGCGCTAAATACTTCTCAACGATCAGCTGTGCTTCCTGTTCTCTTTGCGTCGCGCGTTGTTCCCAATATTGACGACTATTCATTTACGTTCCCATCTTTCTGTTGTTGCTGGAACGCTCCTTGATAGCCGTTGTACATCTGTTCTTGTTGCCGTTGCTTTTTCAATCGTTCTTCCACTTGTTCCGTATACCACGGATGGTTTTCACGAATTGTTTGGTCATCGAGAATGCCAACCGATGCCTGGCAGTTGGCGATTACCTCTGACTCGTTAATAATGATGTCACGGTTAAAGATGATTGAAATCGGCTCATTCGTGAAATCGCCTTTTCCTGTCATCAGCAAATACTGGTCGATGAACCAAATCAATTGCTCGAGGCTTGATTGAAATTCGGTTTCAAGAATATTGCAGTCCATATCCAAATCCGAGTATCGGTATCGCAATGCCACTCCACTTGCATTGCCTAAGTTTTCGTCTTGTGTGTCGACACCGCGACCAAATTCATAAATGGCTTTGCGAATGCGCAATAACTCTTTTTCGACCGCGTCTGTCTGTAAATCGGCTTGTAGCTTATCTACATCGCCGTTTTCGTCTAACTTCACTGCACGGTATCGGTTCAAGTCGTTTAAAAATTCCTGTAAGTCAACGCCGCCGTAATTCACAAGCTTGTAAATAAAATTCGGGATGTCTGCGAGTAAATCTGCATTTACAGAAGCTTGCAAGTTGTAATCGTCAATCAATGACTTGATACAATCAATGAGTGGCTGCTCCTCTTCATTGTACTTAAATGCAATTAACGGCATACGCTCCCATAGATATGGCTTTCCGTTGATTGTGAAATGATAGTTTGTTTCTACTCCAGCTAACACGTCTGGGACGAGTGAATCGGCTTGTAACACGTAATATTTAATGCCTTTTGGATGGTGATACTCCACTTTCTTTTGTTTTTGCTTTTGTGTGTTCGTGTACACCACTTCTTCATACACGCGAACAAACGACACAATCTCTTCATGGTCGTTATCTTTCCAAAACGGGATAATTTGTTCGCTCGGAATCTTTTTAAAAGCCAGCTCGCCCTTTTCGTCAATGTACACATACAAAAAAGCGATTCCTTTGTTGATCGCTTCTTTGCCAAGATTTTTAATCACTTTTAATAGCCGTTTATCGAACATGTCTTGCATGATTTTGCGGTATTCTTCGTTTTCTGTTGCAATCGTCGGCTCTTTCGAAAGCAAATAGCCGACCTTCTGATTCACGAGCTTTTTCACAAAATCATGAGCCAATTTCTGATTCGAACGCCATGTGATATCTTGCATTTTCTTCTCGATATCCATTTTCGTGCGATAATATCGCTCGCCAAGCACCATAAGATTGCGCTTATCGCTCGTTTCCCAGTCTTTCACTATCGCCGCCAAAAGCTGTTCATCTGTCATGATTCCTTTCGATAATTCCGAAAGCACTTGTTCATGCCATGGCGCGCGAAATAAATCTTCAATCAGCACGCGATCACCTCCTTTATTTCAAGATTGATACGGATGGCCCACGTCTCATTCCCTCGATGCTATACCTTAATGCCGCCATCGCATCATCTAAAAATTCCACAGGTTCATCCACATAGGTATTGGTTCGTTCATCTTTTTTCCATTTCCACTGTTGAATCTCTTTTATCGTATTTACACACCGTGGATGAATATAAATTTTATGCTGCTTCAACCAATCGATTTGAGCCTTTACGCTTCCTGGTTCTTTCTTTACAGGATAAGCGCGGTATCCTGCTTGCCGCCACATTTTGATGCGGTCAGGCTCGGCGCTATCACAATACATTATAATCTTTTTGCTCAAACCTTTTTGTTCGGCCAGCTGAATAACCTCACTCGTATCTTTTTCATAAACATAAATTTCATCACAAATAAAAATCTCATCGTCTTTAAATCCAACAGTAAGAATAGCATTTGCATGGTTAAATCCGAAGTCCTGGCCGTATGTCATCCTATCAAAACATGGAAACGACGTATCAAAATCACAGACCTCATAATTTGTTAAAATCAAGCCACCAAGTTCTCCCCATTCACCTAAACCGTAAACCCGATATCCTTCCGGATCCCGTTCCTTTCGCAACATCATTCGGCGGTGATACGCTTCATCAATAAAGCGATTATCAAGGTACGTAGAATGATGTGTAAATATATCTGGATGAACAACATCGAAATATTTCCCCTTAATCCAATGAGTTGCCGAAACCGGGTTAAATGTAAGCGTGATCTGATAATACAAATTCGGGTTAGGCAATTCTCCACGCAAACGATCATCCAGAATGTCAATATCCTGCTCAGCAAGTTCGGTCGCTTCTTCTACCCAAATCCATGTCAACTTACCTCTCTTGAACGTGATGGATTTAACTTTTTCCCGTTGACGGGCGTCACTCATACCGCGAAAGATGATCCGGTTTCCAGTTATTAAGCATTCCATCTGCAATGGATTTCGGGTGATGCGCCATACTTTCGGTGCATAATCACCAAACATCCGGTTGATAGCTGCTTCGAGTTCGGCAAATGTACTATCTCTGTTGGTCTCCTCAACTTTACGCACAACCAAAAGGTTCGCGCCTTCATACCTTGGGTCAGACAACTTTTTGATATAATCCTGGGCAATGTTGACCGATTTCCCAGAACCAGCAGATCCTTTTAATACCCGATAACGCTTGCGGCACTCATTAACCGGCTTGAATATAGGATTCCAACGAATTTTACGCTTGATTGTCATCTCCATAATCATCTTCAAACACCAACTTTACATTTCCACCAAGTTCCAATTTGTCATTAAATATTCCAAGATGACGCCCTAACTTTTCAAGAGCAGCCACCTTGTCATGTAGCTTAATCTTCTTGGTTTTCTTTTTACCCGATTCAAATTCAATTTCCTGTTCCGTGACTTCAGCTACACACGCAGCATCTTCATCTGACAATTGACTGCTATCACGAAAATGGACTCCTTCTCCATCCCATTCAACAAAATCAGTCATTTTGGCAAAAGCAATTTTGGCCAATTCTTGAATCACACGGTCTTGAGTAATGCCGGTTCGCCGTGATCTTTCAGCCATAGCCGCCGCAATCGCTTCGGAAACTGTAGTTTTCTGTAGGAGCTGGTAACCAATTTCCGATGCTCGTTTTACGCTATACCCTGCACGAATCGCAGCCTGCGTTGCATTTAAATCAATTAAATACTCCTCTACAAACCGTTTTTGCTTTTCCGTCAATTTCCGCATCTACATCTCACCTACCTCCTCATTCGCACGATTTTTACTTAAAACACATATTTCCCCAACGCTAATCCGATAACTAGAAAAATTGTGACAAAAAAATAACTAAACATATGGCAGGTGTTACAAAATCCAAACTCCCTTTGTCAAAGAAATGAAAAACCAAATAATCAATAGCTAGCCCGACAGCCAAAATGATAAGCAACACACACCAAAAAGGGATACTAACCAAAACTCTTCCCCTCACTTTCTTCGAATCGCCCCACGCACTCGTTTGTACGTATCGCGCCGAACGCCCATAATGTCGAGCCAGTCACGATGACTCAATCCTTTTCTTTTCTTCTTCGCCTTTAATTTCTTTATTTCATCATCTGATAAATGGTCACATAACTTATACATCCTCATCACCCCATGCATAAAATAAGTGCCTAGCGTTTGACTAGGCACTCAAGAAAAAAGGAGGACTTCACATATTAGTGGCATTTACACGACAAAAAACGATGCATTACACCTATTTTGTTTTGCTTTACAAAATGTTATTATAAGTTGCAGGAAACTTTATTATGTTATCGAATATTATGTTTCAAAGGGGGGAGGTAGCATGAAAAAAATAATCGGTATAATTTCCCAAATAAATATGTTTGTGCTTCTTACTGCTATTTTTTTCCTTTTATATGACCTTACCCTTTTGAAACTA